GAGATGGTGCTGGCATCAAACGCGGGCCTGATGCGGCGATACGAGAGTTGCATACGCAACTCTGGATCGTTCCGCGATTGGACCGGCGACCCCTGGAACAACGATATCGAGTCATGCCGCGCAGAGCTTGCCGTATGCAAGCACTACGGCGTGTACTGGAGCGGATCGTTGGGCGATACATCAATGAAGGATGCTGGCAATGAGTTCCAGGTGCGCTATGAGAGAGCGGCACTTTGTACGGACATATGGAAGAGATCAGCCAAGCTAAAGATACGCCCTCGAGACAAAGACGAAGACATCTTCGTCGGCGTTGTCGGAGGCAAAGGGGAGTACGGCCTAGCAGGATGGATACGGGCCGGTGATGCCAAGCAAGACAAGTACCTGGATAACCCCAATGATTTGGGTGAAGCTTGGTTTGTTCCAATGGGTGATTTGAAGGAGATTGAACGGTGAGCGATGCTTCAATGTCTGCAAGGGATATTCGGCATGTCTTTGGCCCTAACAGCGAGCCAACCGAGATGGAAGATCGTGTGGCTAGAGCCATCGCGTTTATTGACGGCGTTCCGTCTGATTACCTGACTACAACTCGTGACGCTTACTTAAACATAGCTCCTTACCTAAAGATGGCTCGTGCTGCGATCTGGGTAATGCGTGAGCCGACAACGGAGATGCTGCGTGAGGCTGGCATGGTCGTCGCTGGTAACACTGAGGCTCATGCGACCGTGTGGGAAACTATGATCGACGCAGCCTCTCCGCAGGAGGAGTAGCTGGCCTACGCTGACACGCCAGAATTAAGTGTCGGCATTTATCGGAGGTAGAACCCGATGTCTAACGATTTCATTAAATCTCTTATTATAAAAGCGACAGAGGCCAAGACGGCTGACGAAGCAATGAAGTTTTCGCAAGCTGCGTTGAACGCTGCGAACGCTTTGCTTGCTTTGAACAATACCAAACAGTAATTGGTTGGGGGTGGGCTTCGGTTCACCCCCTTTACTGTAGAAGGAAACAGATGAACCCAATTGAAGACCTACTAGACTCATTGCGTAAGCGCGAGGAAGCGGCGTGGGGCATGGCGAGCATGTTTCTGGAGAACCGTGACGCGCATGGGGTAATGGATGCTGGCTCTGAGTTGGAGTCACTGCGCCGTGCTATCAGCGAGATTGAAAAACTTAATAGGGGAGAATTGAAGTGATACCGGTTGAAGAACAGATTGAGTTTCTGAAGTGCGAGCTTGAGCATCTGGAGAGGTGCATACGGAACAAGAGGCAGTTCATCCCGTTGCTGGTGCCGGGTATGCCCGAGCATGTAGACAAGACACCTGATGAGATCAGGGCAATGATCAATGATTTGAAATCAAAGTGAAGAAGAAAAGTATTTTTGTTAGCCAAGAGCCGGTGGTCATTGGCTACTGGGATGGCAAGGGCGGCACACCACCTGCATCTGATGATGAGGAGTACATGCACGGTTGGTACAACGGCGACTTTGATGCTGCGCTTTCACGCGGTGAGATGGACCACGTTATTCTGAAGACTTCTTGATGGCACAGACGATCCTTATAGACGGCAAGCACGTTGACATGGATCAGGCATTAGCTGCGCTTGATCGTGCTGACTGTGAGGACAGCCTGTACACGTTTTTGCAATATGCGTGGCGGTACATTGACCCCAGCACGTTCGTTCCCGGCTGGCCTCTTGAGGCTATCTGCGAGCATCTGCAAGCGGTAGCTGATGGTGACATCCGCAAGTTGATTATTAACATCCCGCCGAGGTGTTCCAAGTCCACGATTACGAGTGTGGCGTTCCCGGCATGGGTATGGGCGCAGCGGTATAACAATCCAACGTCTGGCCCTGGGGTACAGTTTCTGCATGCTTCGTATGCCCAGCAGTTATCTTTGCGCGATAGTGTGAAGTGCCGAAGGCTGATTGAGAGCAATTGGTACAAGAAGCTTTGGGGCGAGCGGTTTAAGTTGGTTGGCGATCAAAATACTAAGACCCGGTTTGACAATGACCGGAAGGGTTCCCGGCTGAGTACGTCTGTGGGATCGGCTCTGACGGGTGAAGGTGGGTCGATCATTGTGGTTGACGATCCCAACGCCGCCCAGGAGGCTTTTAGCGAGGCGACTATTGAGACGACGATTGAGTGGTGGGACAGCGCGTTATCCACCCGCCTTAACGATCCTAAGACCGGCGCGTTTGTTGTTATTCAGCAGCGGCTGTCGGAAGAGGATTTGACCGGGCACATCTTGTCCAAGGATGTTGGGGAGTGGACGCATTTATGTTTGCCGATGCGGTATGAGGCGGAGCGGTCTTTTGTCACCAAGATTGGTTGGGAGGACCCCCGGAAGGAGGAGGGTGAGCTTCTTTGGCCTGAGCGGTTTGGGGAGGCGGAAGTTAAGGTTTTGGAGCGGCAGTTAGGGCCGTATGCGTCTGCGGGGCAATTGCAGCAGCGTCCTGAGCCGAAGGGTGGCGGGGTTATCAAGCGGGAGTGGTGGCAGTTATGGAGTGCTGCGACGTACCCACCTATGGATTATGTGATTGCCAGTTTAGACACGGCGTACACGACTAAGACGGAGAACGATTTTAGTGCGCTTAGTGTTTGGGGGGTATTTTCTGGGGATGTTGTTGCTCAGGCTCAGAAGGCGGAGGGCCGGGAGATAATCCGGTCTTACAATGACCGGCAGACTCCGAAGGTTATGTTGATGTATGCGTGGCAGGAGCGTCTGGAATTGCATGAGTTGATTTTGAAGGTTGCGGATAGCTGCAAGTTGATGAAGGTTGATAAGCTTTTGATTGAGAACAAGGCGGCTGGGTATAGTGTGGCGCAGGAGATTCGGAGGCTTTACAGCCATGAGAATTTCTTTGTTCAGCTTTACGATCCCAAGGGGCAGGACAAGCTGGCGCGGTTATATTCGGTTCAGCATTTGTTTGCGGAGGGCATGATTTTTGCTCCGGACAAGTCTTGGGCTGAGACTTTGATTACGCAGGTTGGGACGTTTCCGAAGGGGAAGCACGACGATTTGGTAGACACTGTGTCTATGTCTTTGAGGCATCTTCGGGATTTGGGTATGATGATCCGTGGATCGGAGGCTATGGCGGAGGTCCAGGAGAGTATGAGGCATAGTGGAAAGCCTTTGCCGCCTTTGTATTAGGGGTCTGGGATGGACGACCGAGGCATAAAGATCAAGACTTACAAGGCACTTAGCGTCGTCGGGAAAGAGTTTTCGGCGTATAAGGTTGATATTTCCTTCACGGAGGCTCCTTTTCACGCAGGCAGGTATATTATCTTTACCAAAAGTGATAAGTTGGCGGCTGACAAGGGGTTGCGCTGTTTTATAAGTGATGTGGCAAAGTGCAATTCAAAGAATAGGAAGTAACCATGCCGTTAGTGCCAGGACTTAGCTCGTCTATTCGCCAAGCGGATCTATTGCAGCCGGGGGCACTTACGGAAGGTGTCACGGTTGAGATTGCGGAAGCTGGTCCTGACAAGCACATTGCGGACGACAGCGGCAAGATTTTAGAGATTCAGCATGATGATGGGTCGATTACCATCAGCATGAACGGCAAGTCGTTGACTGGGGAAGAGGCTCCTGGTCCGTCTGGCTGGTTTGATAACCTTGTTGATAAGATTGATGACATGGAGTTGCACCGCATCAGCGATGAGTTGATGCGCGGTATTAGCGATGACATGGACAGCCGCAAGGATTGGATTGAGGACCGTGCGAACGGTTTGAAGTTACTGGGTTTGAAGGTTGAAATTCCTGGTTTGGGTGGTTCTGCGGAGGGTGCGCCGGTTGAGGGTATGAGCCGGGTGCGGCATCCGTTGTTGCTTGAGGCTGTATTGCGGTTTCAGGCCAATGCGCGGTCTGAGATGTTGCCGACAGATGGCCCGGTTAAGGTTCGTAATGACGACAACAACGCCAATCTTCAAGAAGATCAGTTGGCAGAAGCTCTTGAGAGCGATCTGAATCATTATTTGACCAGCACTGCGACAGAATACTATCCCGATACGGATCGCATGTTTTTGATGCTGGGTTTTGGCGGCACGGCTTTTAAGAAGGTCTATTATTGCCCGCTCAGAAACCGTCCGGTGTCGGAAACGGTTGATGCAAATGATTTGATCGTCAACAGCAGCGCCACTGATTTGCAAAATGCGAAGCGTATTACGCACCGCACGTTTATGAAGCCGTCTACGGTTAAGCGTTTGCAGATTTTGGAGGTGTATCGTGACGTTGAACTCAGCACGGCCAGCGCGCCAAGCCTTGACAGTTTACAGCGCGAGAAAAAGTCTCAAGAAGGGATTACCACCGAGAGCTTCAACCCGGAAGACCGCGACAGAGAAATCTACGAGACCTGTTGCGAACTCAACGTCAAAGGACTTGAGCACAAATACAAAGGCAAGGATTCCGGTTTGGAGATTCCTTACCGGGTTACTATCGATGTTACGTCTAAGAAAATCCTAAGCATCGTTCGTAACTACGACGAAGACGACGCGGAGCTTCCTGAATCGCGCCGTATGTTCGTTAAGTACACCTACATACCGGGCTTTGGCTTTTACGACATTGGTTTGCTGCATATTCTGGGCAATACGACCAACGCGATCACGGCGGCATGGCGTGAATTGCTGGATGCGGGCATGTATTCTAACTTCCCCGGCTTTTTGATGGCCGATACGGGTGCCCGACAGAACACAAACATCTTCCGTGTGCCTCCTGGCGGCGGTGCGCTGGTTAAGACCGGTGGTTTGCCGATCAATCAGGCGATTATGCCGCTGCCGTATCAGCCGCCGAGTGGTGCGTTGATGCAGTTGGTGGATAATATGGCGCAAACCGGCATGAGGGTTGGCGGAACGTCCGAACTTCAGGTTGGTGAGGGCCGTGCGGACGCTCCGGTGGGCACAACGCTGGCTATGATCGAGCAGGCCACCAAGGTTTTAAACGCGGTTCACAAGCGTATGCACACGGCGCAGGCAGAAGAGTTTGCTTTGCTTGTGCGGTGCTTCAGAGAGAACCCGGAAAGCTTCTGGCAGCGTAATAAGAAGCCTGCTTATGCTTGGGATGAGCAGACTTTCCTTCAGGCGCTGGACGATTGCGATCTGGTGCCGCAGGCTGACCCGAATACGGCCAGCCACAGCCAGCGTTTGATGAAGATCATGGGTTTGAAGCAGCTACAGGCTTCAAATCCTTCTATGTACGACGCAGTTGCCATTGATAAGGCTGCGTTACAGGCAATGGGCTGGAATAATCCTGAGCAATTCATGGCTCCTCCGGGCGCTATGCAGAAACCGGCTCCGGAAATGATCAAGGCGCAGGCCGATACGCAATCCAAGATGATGGATGCTCAGTCTCGTATGAAAGAGGCAGATGCAAAGGTTGCGGAGACCCAGGCCAAGATTCAACAGGGCGCTTTTGCTCCGAAACAGTCGCAAAACATGGCCCAGGGCGGTTTGGCCGGTGGTCAGCCGCCTGATCCGATCAAGATTGCTGGGTTGCAGCTTAAGAAGGCGCAGATTGAATCGCAAAACCAACGATCTGCCCAAGATGACATTAACCGCGACAAAGATCGTGAGGCTGATCTTGAGATTCAGCGTATGCGCGTTGGCATTGAGGAAATCCGCGATCATCGCCAGCATGCACATGAGCAGGGCATGCAGAGTCAGAAGCTGACATCTGAACACATGAAGCATCTGAACGAATTAGTTGCTAATCCGATGCCGGGTCTCGGTGGTAAGCCGTGACGCACGACCGCGCCAAAGCCATACGGTCGGCGCTGCTAACGGCGTACAACGTTGGCAAGGCGGGCGGCGGCAAGATCATCCCGCATGGTGATCCGCAGAGGGAAGCAAACCTTGCGCGGCATATGGAGGGCAGTAAAGCACCTCCTGTGCTGTATACCGGTACATCTAAGGATGCGGATTTTAAAAAATTTAATGTTCCTAAAAACGGCACATGGTTTACAACAAATCCAAAAAACGCATCTGACTATGCCATGACTAACGATAGCCAAGGTTTTAAGCTTGATGATGGTTTTAAATATACGCCTACTAACACATCCTCCCGCGTTATCCCGGTTCATTTAAGTGCCAAGAATCCCAAAGTTTACGATCCTAAAGAACACAATGACCTTGTGACTTCTATGGGCGGTGAGAACTATAAGCGCGGTCAACGCATTTTATACGATAAACTTCGTCAAGCCGGTCACGACAGCGTTCGTATTGGAGATGACACTTGGGTCGCGCTAGGCAGGCCCAACCAGATCAAATCCGCCATTGGCAATCGCGGCACGTTTGACCCCAACGAATCCGACATCACGAAGGCGGGCGGTGGGGATGTAGAGAAGCTGCCCGCAGAGGCTGGAACATCTCCAATTCCTGAAGACCATGTTCGCCTTTACCATCAGACTAGCGAAGAGAATATTCCCAGCATCCTCAAATCCGGGCTTACTCTGTCTCGCGCCAGAGGCATTGAAGGGCCAAAAGCCATTTACGCTGATGAGCAAGGATTTTACGGAAAGCCTGGAGATGCGCCGACTGTAGAGTTCTCTGTACCCAAAGAACGGTGGAAGCCGCCGTTCGTTATGGGCGATGTTAATCCCTCTGATATAATTGCCCATCATGTCCCTTGGCATAGACAAGCAAGGTACATTTTAAATCATCCAAATATTGTTAAAGAAGTTATGTCTGGTCAACATGACGATCTTACCGGTGATTATAAGAAAGCGGTTGATCACGTTAAAAAAATTAACAAGGCAGAAGGTGGCTTCATCCACGACCCTGAGAAGGCAAAGCGCCATGCGCTGATGATTGCGCGCGGCTTGCATAAGGCGGGCGGCGGCGATGTGGAGGAAGATGAAGATAGAGTTGTTCCTAAGCCGATTCTTTTTGGTGAAAAACCAGCATATGCTTCTTTAGGTGGTAATGGACCCCCCGCTAAATTTACGACAACGCCCGAAGATCAGCCAGATGCTCCTGTTTTTCACAGTAGGGTTCAGGAGCTTTTAAAAGACCCAAATTCATTAGGCATGATGAAGATGGGAACGCCCCATCAATGGACCAAAAGGCTTGGGCAAGAAGGATCAAAAAAAGAAGAGATGAATTGGCTTGAGCTTTACCAAGGCAAACCCAACGTCAAGTTATCTAGACAAGAAATGTTAGCCAGAACTGTAGCCAATCTTCCAAAGATATCTAATGTAGTTCTTGGCTCTAAAAATGGTGAACGCGATTTAAGTGATATTGAATTAAAACACGGCCAACCAGAAATTGAAGAACCAGACTCATCTTATATATCAGAAACGGCTTATGAAAATTTACAACATGATCTTCATGAATTTAAAAATGATCCATCATTTTTTGGAGAAAATCGTGTCAAAGACGGAATTAAAAAGTTTGCCGAAAATTGGCTTGAACAAGACCCAAATGATTTTGATCCAAAAAGATTAAACAATTTTCTTGAAGAGTCAGTTAATCACGGATGGATTTATCCAGAAGAAGCGCGCCGTGTTCTTGAGGGTGCTGCAAAGAACGATATTGATCCAAGACATTGGTCAAAAATTGTAGATGCAATTTCAGAAAAAGTTTCTGACAATTTTAACGACCCCAAAAAACATGGTGAAGATAAACTTAATCAACTTAGTATGATTTCTGATCTATATAATGAGCCAAATAAATTAACAACACATGATTATGTTAGGCCATTAGAAAGCGCAATTGGTCGTCTTCATGACGCAAAACCAAAATTTATGGAAGAGTTAACAGATCATTTACAAGATTCTTTGCGCGATGATTACGAAGAACTTGTGCGTGAAAATTATTATAATAATGGTGACGCTCCAACAAATAGATCTGTAGAAGTTTATCATGGAGACAATCAGGATACATATTATATTAGAGAAGATACTAATGGATTACAGGTTGAAGACCCAAATGGGATGAACCTTGGAACAGTTTACAGTGAAGATGAAGCGGAACATTTAATCCGATCAAATTTTGCTTTTAAATATGATATGCTTAGTTCTACACAAAAGGGTTCTGAAAAAACAAAAACAGAAAGTGTTCCTGAACCAGAGAGCGACGCTAAATTTGACAATTCAAGTTATATGCTTACTGGTCTTAAAGATTACCGCGAAGAACCAATAACTCTTGAGCCAAAAGCTGGCGCATTTAACTTGGGTCATTACCCCACAAATACTTTAGGCCATATCCGGTATGGGACGGTCTATGACGAGCAGGGAAATCGCCTCCTTCATGTAGATGAAGCGCAATCCGATTGGCACCAGAAAGGCAGGGATTTGGGGTACGACACGCCAAATGTTGTTGCCAATAAACAAAAAGCCCAAAAACTTTTAGATGTTGCCCGTGAAGATTTAAGAAACAATCGTCACCACATTGGAAACAGCTTAGGTTTGCCAAACCCAGATACCGAAACAACGGATCGGTATGCGGGGCTTATGCTTCTTGATCCAGAAAATCTTGACGAACACCAAAAACAAGTTGTTTTAGGGGAAGTTCAAAGGCAATTTCTTAGAGCACCTGAAATTGCCAAACAAATTTTTGGAGAAGACGTACAAGATCGTCTTGATCGCGCTGGGCCTTTTGGACAAAATCAACAAGCAAAAAATTTATTAGAAAATTTTCATAATTACTCTAGAACTGCTTTGGGTAACGATTATCGAGATAATGCTCTTTCCCTAAACAATGTTTTGCAACAGCATAATGATCTTAAGGAGCAGGTAAGAGTTGGAAGCGGGATTCCCGAAGCTCCGTGGAAACAAAGCGCAGATTTTGCAAAACTTGTTTTTAAAAAAGCTTTACGCACAGCCGCCGATCATGGATACGCTGGTATATCTTTAAGTCCTGGTTGGGTGCAGAGCCATCGTTGGGGTGGAAACAAAGGTCACGTTTCATTGTACGACGACACCTTTGGTGGTGCGCTTGGTAGTGTTGGAAAAGATTTGGGTCTTAAAAAAGAATACGCCAAAATTCCTGTTCTTGATGAACATGCAAAAAAACTGAATAATTCATTTGAGAAAGACTTGTATAAAAAACAAGGAAACCGTGCCCAAGCTTTGTATCTCACCCCCGAATCTAGGCGTGATATTAAAAAAAGAGGATTTGAGTTGTTTAAAAGAGGTGGCATGGTTGAGCCTTACAAGCACACTGGGGTTATCGGTGATGCCGAGAAAGCAAAACGCCGTGCGCTGATGATCGCGCGCGGCTTGCATAAAGCAGCAGGCGGTGATGTGGAGGAAGATGAAGAGCCAAATCCTCGCGCTGTGATTGGCAACAATAATCCACCGCCTAATGTTGTTAAACCAACACCTGGAGTAAAAAAGTGGGCTTTACCGGGTCAGCCGACGCGGGACTTTGATTACACAGACCCTAAAACAAAGAAAACCACCAAGCATGTTTTTGCCGTCACTGATCCTAATAAGGATGTGAACACCAAGAGCTTGGCTGCGGAAACAAATGCGGCTTTGGCATATCACTTGTCTCTTCCTCAAAGCCAGCGAATTGCCAACTCAAAAGCTGCTGGCAACAAGCTTGCCCCATACGTCGGAAGGGACAAAAACGGAAGCGTTAAACCGTTCCTAACCATGAACGCCAAACTTGAAAAAGCGGGCCAAGGTTACGAGGCGGGCGAAACATATGAAGGGGCCAGTCCTCTTGAAATTGAAGATAACTTAGGTGTGAAAACAATTGGTATGCCGATTTCACCGGCTTATCAGCACAATAAATATAAAGTTTGCCCCAATTCTGCGTCATGCAAAGAAAGTTGTTTGGGCACAACTTCTGGCAATTACTCTAATGAGGATTGGTGGCCCCAGCAGAACAGCGTAAACAAAACACATGCCTTTCTTAGCGAACCGGGTGCTTTGGTGGTTGCGTTGCATAATGAAATTACAAAAGAAAAGCTTGGCGCAGAGATTGATGGGAAAAAACTTGCTGTCCGCATGAACGTATTGTCGGACACTGACCCGCGTGTTTGGGAACCTCTAATCAAGGCGCATCCTGATGTAGACTTTTACGACTACACCAAGATGAATTACGACCCAATTGCGCCTAATCATCACTACACATATTCATCAACTGGCGTGTCACAGCCAAAAGAAAATACTGGTTTGGATAAAGATATTTACAACCCAAACCAAAATTGGGAGCAAATGCGTCAACGTCTGGACACTGGCAGCAATGTTGCGATGGTGTTCACGCACAACGCTCACCTTCCGCATGAAGTCCATGATAAAGAGACCGGCAAGAAATATCGCGTCATCGACGGCACCACACACGATTACAGGCCGCTCGATAAGCAGCCCGAAGGTGCTGATGGCGTAATTGTTGGTTTGCGAAACCTTGATCATAATAAGGGCCGCAATGTTGCCGCCGAGAAGTCCAAAGGATTCATGGTTCATTACGACCCCAAAGTTGAAATGGAACCAAACAAAAGGACAGGTGAGCCTACAAAGAAAGAAGTTCGCGTTGAAACCGGCAAATTTAATAAAAATGGCAAGCCGGTAATGACTACGGTGCCGACCAACCGCACGGTCGAGATTGCTCCGCAATCTAAGGATTTTGTGCCGCATAACCTGCGCGAAGGTCGCGCGCACGGTGGATCGGTCGGGGATGAGATGCCCCAGGAATACGCCATCCAGCAGTTTCACAACTTTGATAAATTTGATGAGCCAAACGAAGGCCCCTCGGCTCATCAGCACCAATACGCTTACGGTGGCCCCGTCGAGGGCGATGTAGTCCGCCGCGCATTAAATTTAACCAGACAAGCCAGGAGCTAATTATGGCAAACGTTCCGTATCCTTCGCGCGAACACGTCATGGACGCTGTAAAACATGCGCTTAATCTGGCGCATCATTATTCTTCTGGCGGGTATGCGGAGGGTGGAGCGCCGCCTTTGCCTCCTAGTGCTGGGCTTGCTCTGCCGCAAAACCTTAGATTGGGTGAAGTTGCCAACATTGACCCATCTAAGTTGATGTTCAATTACCAAGGCGGACAAGGCGGCATCCCAATTCAGGGTTATGCAAAAACTCCTAACTTAAGCCCCATCGTTAGTCCCGGTGGCAGCAATGGCAGCGGTCCCGGTGGCGGCAGTGGCAGTGGTCCCGGTGGCGGCAGCGGTCCCGGTGGCGGTTCCGGTGGCGGTGGCGGTGGCGGTGGCGGTGGCGGTGGTTTCCAAGTCGGCGGTGGCGGTCCCGGTGGCGGTGAAGGCCCCACAATCAGGGGGCCAGGAAACGGCGGAGAACAAGGCGGTATTGATCCAACAATAGGTATGGGTATTGGTGACTTGGGAAGCGGCTACCGTGTACCAATTATACCTAAAACTGACGTTGGCGACCTCAATAAAGATATTATTGGAGGCACCCCTGGAGGCACCCCTGGAGGCACCCCTGGAGGCATCTCTGGAGGAACCTCTGGAGGTACTGGTATCTCTACTGGTGTTGGTTCTGGATTAGATATTAACAATACAGAATTAGCTGATTATCTTACTAAATTTTACAACAACGCCGTTAACATGCCGATTAACATTGAAGGCGAAGGCCAAGGTTTCTGGGACAAATACGGGTCTAAGATTCTTGGTTTGGTGCCTGGACTTGGACCGGCCATAGCGGTAGCTGGAATTGGAAAAGGCATATACAAAGATTTAACAGACAGTGGCGAATCAAAAAAAACAATTGATCCAGACAGCATCCCAAAAAATACGGATATTCATGGTGCTGGTGGAGATATGTCAGATTTTGGTGGTTTACGTCCTCCTATTTCAAGTGGAGAAAATCTTGATTCATTAAACAAGGGCCTTGAACATTGGTATGACAAAACCGTCAACACGCCAATTAATATTGGTGGCGGTGGCGGCTCAGGTGGAGGGTATTCGGCTTACAGCCCTGACACTAGCTATGGGTCGGCTTCTTTTGATCGTTTTGGAAGATTAGATGAGCCAAGTTTTGATTCTGGATCAAGCTCAGGATCGGGATCGGGATGGGGAGATTGGTTATCGCGCCTGTTTGGTGCCCAAGATAACCGTGGCGGGTCTGTCACGGGCAAGAACTCTGGAGGGGCGGCAGCAGATGCCCCTTATGATAGCCATGCTGTTATTCAGAACGCTTTAAGGTTACTATCTAAACGCGGTTAATACGCAACCGGGACGCCGGTATACACCCTAGCTAGGAGTTACAGAGCTATGTCTGAAGCCTCTAAAGCCGCCAGAGCGGCTATGAAAAAGAAGATTGCCAATATGGTTGCTGGCGATCCCCGGCAGAAGGTTGATGCCTCAAGCTGGACCCCGCCTGAAATGATGAACACGGAAGCCAAGACGGGGCTTCGGCCCGTGTCGCGCCGTGCCTTCAAGAAGGGCGGCAAGGTTGTGGCTTGCATGGGCGAAAACGCCAAGCAAAACGCTGGCAAGAAGCCGCGCAAAGCCGGTGGCGGTGAAGCTACTAAGATTGCCAATGCCAAGATTAATCGCAATGTGAAGGAAGCCAACGCTGAGTTGGGCAAGCCGCACATTGGCGGATACAAAGAGGGCGGTGACGTATCGCAGGACAAGAAGCTGATCAAGAAAGCTTTCCGTCAGCATGAAACCGCTGAACACAGCGGCAAGCATGTTCCGCTGCACCTGCGTAAGGGTGGCAAAATCCGTAAAGCTGACGCTGGTGCCGTAATCACCACGCAGCCTAAAGAAGCCCCGATGCCGACGCAGGAAGAAGTTGATCGTTATGAAGCTATGCTGGCTGCTAAAGCTGAAGCTGAAGCTGAAGCGGCTCGTGAAGCCCGTGAAGAAGGCAGCGGCGGTGTTGGTATGACCGAACCGAAACGAACCATGCCGATGACGTTTAAAGAATTTGCACCTTTGTACGAAGATTACCTCAAAAAACAAAGGCAAAAGTACGGCGATCCGCTCCAAGAGTTAAAACGAGGTGGCCGCGCCAAGCATAAAGCTGGCGGCGGAGATGTCAGCGGCATTATGAAACGTCTTCAAATGCTTGAAGATGCGCGCCGTGGTGTTGATATGGACCCCACCAGCGAAAAGGGCGAGATGCTGTTTGGCGGTGCTAAAGAAGCTGCTTTGCGGAACAAGCGCAAAGATGCCGCTATGAAAAATGAGGAAATGAGGATCGCTTCTCGTCGTGGGCCTTCAGGCGATGATCTTTCGACAACTGCCCCTCTACGCTACAAAGATTTCCGCAGAGAAAAACCGTTTGAACCAGCAAAACTGTCGTTACGCGACAAAATGGCGAACAAACTCCAAAGCGTGGATGACGATAGCTACGCCAAAGGCGGAAAAGCAAAGCCGAACTACGAAGGTGGCACTCGTCCGACCGGTGGTCGTTTGGCTAAGGCGTACGGCGGTGGCCTTATGGGAGAACTTGCTGGCTCTAAGAGCAAAAGCAAAGGCAAGAAGTCCAAAGGCAAGACCAACATCAACATCGTGATCAACGCTAAACCCGAAACCCCGACCGGTATGCCGCCGGGTGGTCCGATGGGTGCGTTGCCCCCGATGCCTCCGCGTCCTCCAATGATGCCGCCTCCGATGCCGCCTGCCGGTGGCCCGCCGATGCCTATGCCTCCTCCTCCGGGTGGCCCGATGGGCATGCCCCCTGGTGGGCCTCCGATGCCTCCTCCGGGCCTGATGGGACGCAAGGAAGGTGGCCGCGTTGGTCACCGTAAGTATCGTTCTTACAAGGATATGGATGCTGGTTCAGGCGGTGGTTTGGGCCGTTTGGAAAAGTCTGAAATCCAAGAATACAAAGCTGGCCGCAAAGAAGGCGGTCGCGTTGGTCACCGCACTTATCGTTCATACAAGGATATGGATGCTGGGTCGGGCGGTGGTCTTGGTCGCCTAGAGAAGACTGAGATTCAAGAGCATAAGCGCAAGTAGACTACTGAGACGGGGGCCGCTTAATTGCGGCCCCCACTAGTATTGAATTGAATTGGACTTATATTATGCAGACGCAACAGTCTCTTTTTGAGCTAGAGCTTAAAAAAATTATCAACGAAGAAATTGAAAGGCTAAAGAGTACTTTAGCCTTCAATAACTTTACTGAAATTGCACAATTTAAATATGTAATGGGAGTTATTGCTGGATTGAAAACTATAGAAGATTTTACAGACATAGCTCGAGATAAGAGCGACCAAAGAAATCGTTAGTATTGAAAGGACAGCAAAGTGAATAAGACAATTGTAAAATATGAAACTAAGACAGCTAAAAATGATCTTCTTTCTACTATTGGAGACATCAAAAAATTTGAAGTTTTTAACAACCAAGTTTTGGTTGCAACATACACCCGCCCTGAAAAGACAAGGGGCGGCATCTTCTTGCCTGAGAAGGCCAAAGACGAAGACAAATACCAGTCAAAGGTTGGATTGATTCTCAAAATGGGTCCGTCTGCTTTTGTAGACGAAAGCCAAGGTTGGTTTAAAGGCGTTAGCATAAACGAACATGATTGGATCATCTTTAGACCATCTGATGGTTGGCAGATGCTAGTTAATGGCGTTCCTTGCCGTATGCTTGACGATACCGTTGTTCGCGGTCGTCTCCCCGATCCTGATATGATTTGGTAAGAGGCAATCATGGAAAAAGAAAAAGACATCGTTGAGATCAATGTTGAAAACTTGGAACAGCAGGGTCAAGAAGAAGGAGTTACGGTTGAAAAAGCTGAAGAAACTTCGGCTGAAGTAAATAAGCCTGAACACTCTCCAGAAGAAGTTCTTAAACAGCTTCGCGCTAACCTAGAAGCAGAACGGAACGCCCGTATTCAGGCTCAACAACAAGCCCAACATCAATCTGAAATTGCTCACCGGTCTAGGACTGAAGTCGCAAGCACAAATCTTCAGCTTGTTAGCAACGCCATCGACACGGTAAGGCGCGAAAACGAGATACTGAAAGCTAATTACCGGTCCGCTTTGTCTCAAAGCGACTTTGATACGGCTGCGGAAGCTCAAGAACGTATGTCCATGAACTCCGCCAAGCTGCTTCAGCTTGAAAACGGCAAGGCGGCAATGGAAGCGGAGCCTAAACAGCGTCAAGAAGTGCGCGAAATCCCGCGTAACATTGACCCTGTTGAGGCTTTTGCATCCAAATTAACTCCTCGGTCTGCTTCTTGGGTACGTAGAAACCCGCAGTTTGTCACTGATGAGCGTCTTAACCAGAAAATGGTTGCAGCCCACAACTTGGCTTTGGCTGATGGTCACAAAGCTGACTCGGATAGTTACTTTTCCTCAGTTGAGGACACCCTAAAATTTAATCGCCGCAATGAAACCTCTGAAAATGAGGAATCGTCTCTTTCTACTGCTTCATCCCCGGCCCAGAGACGCGCGTCTCCACCTGCTGCCCCAGTTAGTCGCAGTGGTACGGCTAATGGTACTCGTTCTGATGTTGTAAGGCTTACAGCAGCAGAACGCGAAATGGCTGAAATGATGGGCATGTCTCATACAGATTACGCCAAAAACAAACTTGCATTGCAAAAAGAAGGGAAATTGAACTGATGGAAAATGAAACAGTTGTGGCTGAACCCAAAAAGCGCGGTAGGCCCAAGAAAACTGCTGAAAACGCTGCTCCCGTTGCGGAGCGGCCTGCAATGAGGACTGAAATGCGGGAACGTGACCCCAGGGCAGAGGCTGAACGCCGTGCTGCCGAGATTATGGGCCATATTAAAAATTTGGATGAGGGTACAGACGATTTTTACGTCGAAAAGGCCAAAATTCCAGAAGGTTGGTCCTACGAGTGGAAGCGCAGAACGGTTTACGGCCAAGAAGACCCGGCTTACATGGTTCAATTGGCCCGCACAGGTTGGACGGCTGTACCGGCAACCCGTCACCCTGAAATGATGCCCGCTTCTGGCAGCTTTCAAACCATTGAGCGTAAGGGGCAGATCTTAATGGAGCGTCCCCAGATGATTACGGATCAGGTTACGGACATAAATAACAACCGCGCTCGTAATCAAGTGCGCGTTAAGGAGCAGCAGCTTAATTCCGCCCCTGATGGTCAATTCGGTCGTGACCATGCCCAAGCTAAGGCTAAAATCAGTAAAAGCTACGAGCCGGTGCCAATTCCCGGCGATAAATAGGCAATTTAAGGGGCCGCAGAGATGCGGCCCTTTACTTATGTGAATTAAAGTAGTTTATTGTTAAAGCCTCCCTCGGTGTGGAGGTTTAAATAATATCCCCGGCTCCTAATCGCCCCGGTGCGCGATGATGAAGCCTCCCACTTTGTAGGGAGTCCGTCATGGCGAACACAAATACGCCTTTCGGCTTTGCTGAATACTACGGTGGTGCTGGTGGCGCTCCGACGTTTGCTCAGGTTGAGCTTCGGATCGCTTATAACGATAGCACCGAAGTTTTTACCGGCGATCCGGTAATGCCTGTTATTGGCGCGTCAACTGGGTACATCACCCAAGCCGCTCCCGGCACGACAACCTTGGCTGGCATTTTTGTTGGCTGTAAGTATCTGTCCACCTCACAGAAACGCACCGTTTGGTCGCGTTACTGGCCGGGTGCTGATGCGACCGGCGACGTTCTTGCTTATGTCATCAATGACCCGAACGCTCGTTTCCAGGTCATGGGCAACAGCACGACGTTTAACATTGCTGGCACGTTGACTTCTTGGGGCCAGAACCCCGTTGGTCAGTATGCTCAGTTTGCAATTGGTACCGGAAACACTAGCTCCGGAACCTCCGGTGCGTATCTGAACAGCTTGGGTACGACTGTTACCTATCCGTTCATCGTCACCGATCTCATCACCAGTCCGCCGGGCGCTCCGGGTGCTGATCCCACAACGGCCTACAATCGGGTCGTCGTTGGGTTCAACAACCAGATTTCGCGCACCAACGGCGCTGGTCCCACTGGCATTGCGTAAGGGAGTAAGCTCACATGGCCGTTAATCTTAGTCAGATTAAGGACCTTCTGCTCCCCGGTCTCCGTGGGGTAGAAGGCAAGTACGAGATGATTCCGTCTCAGTACGATAAAATCTTCACCAAGCACGACTCGAAAATGGCTTTGGAACGCACCGCTGAAATGCGTTACCTGGGCCTCGCCCAACTGAAAACCGAAGGTGGTCAGACCGCTTTCGATAACGGCGCTGGCGAACGCTTCATCTACAACCAGGAACATACGGAAATTGCTCTCGGGTACGCTATTACTCGCAAAGCGATTGACGATAACCTGTACAAAACTCAGTTCCATCCGTCGAACCTCGGCCTGATTGAAAGCTTTCAGCAGACCAAGGAAATCTACGGTGCGAACATCCTTAATACGGCGACAACGTACAATTCTTCTATCGGCGGCGACGGCGTGGCGCTCTGCGCTGACAACCATCCCATTGATGGCGGGACTGTTTCGAACATCCCCAGCACTCCGGTTGACTTGAACGAGTCTACCCTCTTGAACGCCATGATCGCGGTTCGTACGAACTTCAAAGATCAAGCGGGCCTGAAGGTATTTGCTCGCGCTCGTAAACTGATTGTTGCCCCGCAGAACGAACCGGTTGCAATCCGCTTGATTAAGACGGAACTGCGTCCGGGTAGTGCGGACAACGATGTGAACGCCATCCTTTCGACAGCAGGTGGCTTGCCTGAGTCGTACATGGTCAACGATTTCTTGACCTCCCCGTACGCTTGGTTCCTGCTGACGAACATTGATGGTTTGTCGTACATGAGCCGCGTCAAGTTTGAGACCGATATGCAGGTAGACTTCGTGACCGATAACCTTTTGGTTAAAGGCTACGAACGCTACAGCTTCGGTTATTACAACTGGCGCTCCATTTTCGGCTCGTTCCCCTCGTCGTAATTGGAAAGGCCCGCCTTCACGGGCGGGCCGATCCTATTGATCATTGGAGATCAAAATGAAGAGTCAATCGCGTATGAAGAGAGCTTCTGGCGGGGAAACCGAAACCGGTGACCGCGAGTGGGAGCAGGACGAAAAAAAGAAAAACATGCGTTACACTTACGAAAGTAATGTGAACGATGAAGCTGAAGAACGTAAACACGGTGGTCGTGCGAAGAAGCACGTTGGCAAGACGCAAGGCGCGAGCGCCAAGCATAATGCCGGTCGCAAAGCTCGTAAGAGCGGCGGTCGTACGGGCTCCAACATGAACCCGTTGTCGTCGGCCCATGCAGGCACTCCGCCCAAAGGCCACAAGGTTGAGAAAATCTCTTAGTTAAATTATCCCTCCACTGGGAAACTGGTGGAGGGGTTTTTCCGGGGTATCCCGGTGCATCTGACAG